GAGCTGCAAGCTCGCATCTTGGCCGAGGGTATGAAGAAACTCTTTAAGGGCATTCTGTATTTGATGACCACCCACCAAGACAAGCCACGCATGGTGCGTTTGCGTAATGAGTGGGTGCAGATCGATCCTCGCGTTTGGGACGCTGGCATGGATGTCAATGTCAACATTGGCTTGGGCAATGGTGATTTGGGTGAGCGTATGCAGGGCCTGACCATGATTGCAGGCAAGCAAGAGCAGATCATGCAGCAGTTTGGCCTGTCCAATCCTGTGGTGACGCCATCCATGTACATCCGCACGATTCAGAAAATCGTTGAGTTGTCAGGGTTCAAGGACGCATCAAGCTATTTCCAAGATTTGCCTGCTGACTTTCAGATGCCACAGAATGAACCAAAGCCCACACCCGAAGAGGTGCTGGCACAGGTGCAGGCGCAGTCGATCCAAGCTGATATTCAGAAAAAGGCTGCCGAGCTGGAATTGAAGCGCGAGCAGATGATTCGGGACGATGATTATCGAAGAGATCAATTGGCGCAGGACTTAATGCTCAAGAAGTACGAATTAGAGTTAAAGTACGGCACACAGATAAGCACTGCCGAGATTGATGCTCGACAGGCTATGGACAGAGAGGCAATGCAACAGCAAACAGCTCTTGTACAAACCGCGGTACAAGCCGCCAACCAAGTACAAGCGCCGCCAGTTGAGCAGATGCCACCCATCAACCTTAATGGAATGGTTCAATGAACGAAGAACAGGTAAGAAAAGGCCGCAAGTCCGAGCAGTTCATGCAGGACGAGGTATTTGCAACGGCCTTGGAGAAGATGCGCGGAGATTTACTTTGGGAGTTTGAGAACAGCAAACCCGAAGAGGCGGCCAAGCGTGAAATTGTGTGGGCGCAATTGCGTGCCATAGAGAACTTCAAAAATGAGCTGACCAAAATGATCGACAACGGCAAGGTGGCGCAACGCGCCATTGAGCGCGCACAAAAGAATCTTGTTTAAATAAGGAAATAGGCCAATGCAAACAGTAGCACCAACGCCAGCGGCGAGTGTTGTACAAGGTCCAATGAATATGGCTGAAGCAGCCAATGCACTTGAGGGATTACTGCCCGATGAGGGACAACAGGAAGACCGCGAGGCGCAGTTGCCTGATGAGGGCGCGGCGGTAGACGAGGAATTATTAGCAGATGCAAACGCGGCTGATGATGAAACCGATACCGAACAATCCGAGTTAGATGAAGACACCGAGGAGCAAGAGCAGCCACAGATATTCTCCGTCAAGGTTGACGGCAAAGAAGTTGAAGTGACGCTGGAGGAGCTTCAAAAGGGCTATTCAAGGACTCAGGATTACACACGCAAAACGCAGCAAATCGCAGAGGCGAGGAAACAGACCGAAGCTGAGTTGCAGGCAGTGCGTGCCGAGCGTGAACAATATGCTCAGTTGTTGGGAGCGTTGGAGGCACAAGTTCAACAAGCGGCGCAGCCAAACATTGATTGGGATACTCTTTATCGGGAAGACCCCATCGAATACGTCAGGCAGCGCGAGGTGATGCGAGAGAACAAAGAGAAGGCAGAAGCTATTCAAAGTGAACAGCAGAGGCTAGCTTATTTGTCTCAGCAGGAGCAAGCACAGTTAATGCAGCAGAAATTGCAGCAGGAACAGGAGGCTTTATTGGCGGCCATCCCTGATTGGAAAGACGCCAAGAAAGCTCAAGCTGAAAAGGCTTTGCTTGTGGAATTCGGTCAAAAGATTGGATTTACACCCGAAGAGTTGAAAAGTGTCGTGGATCACAGGGCGGTCTTGATGTTGCGTAAAGCAGCACTCTACGACCAGATGATGTCCAAGCGGGGCAACATCAAGCCGGTGACCAACAACGGCCCTCGACCTGCCAAGCCTGGCGCAGCAGGGCGAGTCTCAAGTTCCACTGAGTCGGTTCGCGCGCAACAGCGCGTAGCGAAAACTGGCCGTGTCGATGATGCGGCCAATGCAATCTTCCAACTCTTGAAATAAGGAATAAATCATGACTATCGTAAGCAATACATTCACGTCATACTCTGCAAAGGGTATCCGTGAAGATTTGAGCAATGTGATCACAAACATCGCTCCCGAAGAAACCCCCTACCAATCCAACATTGGCCGTGAAACCATCTCCAACACTTTGTTTGAGTGGCAAACCGACACACTCGCAGACGCTGCATCTAATGCACAGCTTGAGGGTGATGATGTTGCATCGTTTGATTCAGTGACTGCCACTGTTCGTTTGACCAACTATGCTCAGATTTCACGCAAGACCATCATCTTGTCGAACACTGAAGAAGTGGTCAACAAAGCAGGCCGCCGTTCTGAGTTGGCTTATCAGATCGCCAAGCGCGGTTCTGAATTGAAGCGTGACCAAGAATTCATCATGTTGAACGGCGGTGTGGCTGTTGCCGGTAACACCACCACAGCTCGCGTGACTGCTTCTTTGGGCGCTTTCGTAAAGACCAACACCGACAAGCAGACCAACGGCGTTGACCCTAGCTACACCACATTGCCTAACTCAGCTCGCACTGACGGCAACGTGCGTACTTTCACTGAAACCATTCTCAAGAATGTGATTCAGAAAGTATGGACTGCTGGCGGCACTCCGAAGATTCTGATGGTCGGTCCCGTCAACAAGCAACGTGTGTCAGGTTTCTCTGGCATCGCATCTCAGCGTTACAACATCAATGGTGGTGATCGTCCTGCCACATTGATCGGCGCTGTTGACATCTACGTCAGCGATTTCGGCCAAGTTTCAGTCATTGCAAACCGCTTCCAGCGCGAGCGTGACGCTTGGGTGATTGATCCTGAATACGCAAAGATGACTGTCCTGCGTCCTTACCAACAAGTCGAGTTGGCGAAGACAGGTGACGCTGAAAAGCGTATGTTGTTGATCGAATTCGGCCACAAAGTCTTGGCAGAAAACGCTCATGGTCTGGCAGCAGACTTGATCACTTCTTAATCAACTAAGAGGAAAAGGGGAGGAGAAATCCTCCCCTTATTTACATGGAAAAACGATTTTTTGATGCAAGCCCCGAAAAAGGGATCACGCGCACTTGGCACTACAACGATGAGACTGATGAGGCAACGATTCAGACAACTCAGGATATGACTGCTGTCATTGAGGCCAACAAGCGCGACTTTGCTGCTGTGGACAACAAGGCGAACTGGAAAGGCGAGTGGCATCATGTTGCCAGCATTCCTGAGTCGGTTTACTTTCAGTTGAAGGCAGAGGGCAAGCTGGATGATCAGGCTTACATGAAGAAATGGCTCAACGATTTTGACAATAGATTTTTTAGAGTGAGGCCAGGTAAGGTATGAACTACATCGCAGTCTGCACGCCAGCGCGTGACATGGTCCACACCAATTACACATATTGCATGGTCAACATGGTTGCGTACCACACGCTCAACACCACTGACGCTGTCAGCCTCAAGATACTGCAAGGCACACTGATTCAGAATCAGCGTGCTGACTTGTGCCTTGACGCCATGCGTGAGGGGTGCAGCCATATCCTGTTTATCGACTCTGACATGACATTCCCACAAGACATGATCCAGCGGCTGCTGGCGCATGATGTGGACATTGTGGCGGCCAACTGCGCTCGCAGACGTATGCCAACAGGACCAACCGCGCAGAACTATGACGAGAATGGCAAGCGTAAGGCTGTTTATACGATGCCCGAATCATCAGGGCTTGAAGAAATCGGTTCTGTCGGTACTGGCGTCATGCTGATCAAGCGTGGTGTCTTTGAGGGTATGACTGAACCTTGGTTCGATATGCCTTGGCAGACTGGCACTCGCGGCTATATGGGAGAAGATGTCTTCTTTTGTAAAAAGGCGCAGGAGCTTGGCTTTAAAGTGTATATTGACCATGATGTCTCGAAAGAGATCGGACACATTGGCACATTTGAATTCAGACACGATCACACTTGGATCGTCAAAGAAGAGATGGAAAAAGAGGCAGTCTGATGGCACTTACAACATATGCAGAGCTGAAAACCTCGGTTGGCGACTGGCTCAACCGCACTGATTTGGCAACCGCCATTTCAGATTTTGTCAGCTTGGCAGAGGCTCAAATTGAGCGCCAGTTGCGTACACGTCAAATGATTGTGCGTGCCAATGCAACATTTGCGGCGGCGGCTGAATACGGCACTGTGCCTGATGACTTCTTAGAAGTCAAAGCCATAAAGATCAACACCAATCCGATCACCAACCTAACATTTCAGACCATTGATGCGATGGACTCATTGTCGAATACGACATACTTGTCCAGCGGCAAGCCTTTGTATTTCAGCGTGGTGGGGAATCAATTCAGACTGTTGCCAATCCCTGATGGCGAGTACACCGCAGAACTGGTCTATTACGCCAAGTTGACTAAGTTATCAGATACAAACACCACCAACTGGCTGCTGACTCAAGCACCTGATGTCTATTTGTATGGTTCACTTTTACAGGCTGCGCCATACTTGCAAGACGATGCGAGAATCTCTGTATGGTCATCGCTATACATGGCAGGACTTGATCAGTTGCAGATTGCAGATGATCGTGGTTCTACCTCGGGTGGAGCGATTTTGACAAGGGCAAGGACATTCGGATGATAGTTAACACCACCAAAGGCGAGATGGACGATTCATTGCTTGAAAAGCGTGAGGGTTCATTGGACAACGATACCGAGACAACCAATTGGGTTGAGTATTGGCTGAATGGTGAGTTGGTGCATCGATCTGTCCACATGGTGCTAAAGCGCAGTGTCTTTGCTGACGGCATCAGTCAACAAATTTAAAGGATAAATCATGGCTAATACGCAAGCAATGTGTACCAGTTTCAAGGGTGAGCTGCTTGTCGGCCACCATAACTTTGGCACTGGCGTGGTACGCGCTGCCACTACAGCAGACACTTTCAAGGCTGCCTTGTACTTGGACTCTGCCACAGTCAATGCGGCTACCACAGCCTACAGCTCCACAGGCGAGGTGACAGGCACAGGCTACACCGCAGGCGGTGTTACAGTGACATTTGGTACGCCTCCTAGCACCAGTGGAACTACAGCATTTGTGACTCCAAGCGCCAGCATCAGCTACTCTGCTGTGACTTTGTCAACAGCCTTTGACGCAGTCCTGATCTACAACTCGACTCAGTCAAACAAGGCAGTCAGTGTGCATACATTTGGCAGTCAGACAGTGACTGCTGGAACATTCACCTTGACCATGCCTGTCAATGATGCAAGCACTGGCCTGATCAGGCTGGCTTAACTGGGGCAGCGGTATGGCTGCTTATGGAACAGGCTATTACGGCAGGGGCGTCTATGGCATAGGTAATGTCGTAATCAGCGGCAATTCGTCTACTGGTGCTGTTGGCACACTACTCACTGACAGATCAGTCCAAGAAGATGGAACGATTGCCACCGGCAATGTCGGGACTGTAGGGGTTACCAAAACTGTTGCCATTACAGGCAATGCAGCCACTGGCGCTATCAACTCTGTATTAGTCTCTCCAATCATCACCGGCAATGCTGCGACTGGCGATGTTGGCACAGTATTGGCCGAGGTTATATCGTTCCAAGACATCACAGGCGTTGATGGTACTGGCGCTGTTGACAGTGCTTTGGCCGTCATTGAGGTTGCGATAATTGGCGTTGAGTCTGTTGGCGCTGTTGGCACAGTGATTGGCTTTGGATGGGGTGCTGTACCAAACACATCAGAGAGCTGGACGCCAATTTCAGACTCATCAGAAAGTTGGTCTGATTTAGCAGACAATTCAATCACTTGGCAACAAGCCGCATAGGAGTTTTTAGCATGGCAGATACCACCACAACAAATTTATTGTTGACAAAGCCCGAGGTAGGCGCATCAACTGACACTTGGGGAAGTAAGGTAAATACAGACTTAGAAAGTATTGACGCTGTCTTTGCGGCTGCCGGTACTGGTACATCAGTTGGCTTGAACATTGGATCAGGCAAGAAGTTGAAGCTGGTTGGTGATGTCATTGATACCAACGGCAATGAGCTGCTAAAAGTGACTGCCACAGCCTCTGCTGTGAATGAAGTAACACTTGCTAATGCTGCTACTGGTGGCACACCAACATTGACTGCATCAGGTGATGACACCAATATCGGCATGAAGTTTGTTGGCAAAGGTACTGGTGAAGTGACTGCTAGAGTGAATGGCTCTGATGTATTCAATGCGTCAAGCAACTTTGGCTTCAAGAACCGCATCATCAATGGTGCGATGGTGATTGACCAGAGAAATGCGGGGGCTAGCGGAACTGCAAACGCTTACACAGTAGATAGATTTGCTTATTATGGAACTCAATCATCAAAAGGAACATGGCAACAAAACGCTGGCTCTGTAACCCCACCAACAGGTTTTATTAAATATCTAGGATTTACTTCTTCATCTGCGTATTCAGTTATATCAACTGATTTATTTGAAATCTACCAGTTGATTGAAGGATTAAATGTTGCCGATCTTGGTTGGGGTACTGCTTCAGCATCGTCTGTCACTTTTTCATTTTGGGTTCGTAGTTCTTTAACAGGGACATTTGGTGGCTCACTTGCAAACTCTGCTGGCAATAGAGCATATCCGTTTAGCTACACAATTTCTGCGGCAAACACATGGGAGCAAAAATCAGTAACGATTGCTGGAGATACTACTGGAACTTGGTTAACAACTAATGGGATAGGGATGCAAGTTCGTTTTGGACTTGGTTCGGGTTCAACTAACACCGCAACTGCTGGCTCATGGGGCGCAACTAATGCAATCCAACCAACTGGTTCTGTATCAGTAGTCGGTACATCAGGCGCTACTTTCTACATCACAGGCGTACAGCTAGAAAAAGGCTCAACAGCAACGTCATTTGATTACAGACCTTATGGGACTGAGTTGCAGTTGTGTCAGAGGTACTATCAAACATCCTATCCTTATGGAGTTGCATTACAGGGTTTGACCAATATAACAGACGGCGCTGTTTTTATTTGTTTTAATACTTCAGACACAGCAAATGGCGGCCCATTGCCCGTAACAATGAGAGCAACACCAACATTTGCAACATACAGTAGTAATAGTGGCGTTGGTGCAAACTCTGCACGCAATGGTGCTGGCGCAGATGTGACTGGTATTACATTAAATGGTGGTTCAACAAATAATTTACCCAGACTAACTAAAGTCAGTATTGGAACTCAAGGAGCGCCACTTACGGCTCATTGGACTGCTACTTCGGAGTTATGAAATGTATAAATTAATTAAAGATAGTATGGAATTGATTGTTAAGTCTGTGATGAGAATAACTGACAACGCTTGCATCCCATTCGACCCCGCCAATACCGACTACCAAGCCTACCTAGCATGGCTAGCCGAGGGCAACACACCATTGCCAGCGGATGAATCATGAGTGACTTAGAAAAGGATTTTGCCGTGCATGAGGCTATTTGCGCCAAGCGTTATGAGGCCATTGAGGACAAGCTGGAGTCAGGCAAGTCTAGGATGCAGAAGATTGAGATTCAGCTCTATATCGTCATTGCGGCCATCTTGTTTGGGCCTGGCGTTGCTGCTGACCTAGTGAAGAAGATATTGGGGCTGTAACGATGTGGACCCCATATCAATCCTCTTTGCAGCAAACGCTTGTGTTGCAGCCATCAAAGAGGGATGCGAACTCTACAAGCAGGCTAAAACCTCTTTCATGGAGGTCAAGTCCACTGTTGAAGAAGCTATTGGTGTTGCCAACGAAGTCAAGGGATTCTGGGCAAAGCTATTCGGATCAAAGCCAGCGGCCCAACAGCCTGTCCAACAGACGCGCAAAAAGGAAAAGTATGTAGCAGTCAATGAGACTCAGGTGATGATTGATGTGGTTGCACAGCTCACCGAGTTTTTTAAGCTGCAAGAGAAGCTGGCTGCACACATCAGGGAAGAGGAAGAGAAGAGCAAGAACATCTACGACCCAGACTCCAACCTCATGGAGGCAGCACTCAAGCGAGTGATGGCGATGGATCAGATGGCCGAGCTGGAGAAGACGATCAGGGAAACCATGGTCTACCAGTCACCACCTGAGATGGGCGCAATTTATTCAAAGACCTTTGAGATGCGCGACATCATAAAGGCTGAACAGGAGAATGCTAGGCTCAAAGAGGAGGCGAAAGAGAGGGTCAAGCAATGGCAACGGCAGGAAGCAAAGCGAAACTTGCACGCAAAGTCAGCATACCTAGTAGCAACTTTGATATTCCTAATCTACCTTTGGGCGTGGCTGTTGTTCGTAAATCGATTGGGGAAGACATAGTGGGATGGGTGGCCGCTGTTATTCTTGTCGCACTAATGCTTCCAATGCTTGGTATGCTTTACCTCGACATCTTGGAGGCCAAGCATGAGGCCAAAGTGCAGTTGGAAAAGGTGGAAAAGCTCAGACGGCAGATTGAGGCGCAACAGCGAAAGGATAAAGACAAATGAATGTGTATGAGATTTGGGTTCTGTCAGTCTTGCTGGTGGTGCTGACCGGCTGCGAAGATCGTTATCGCTACCCATGCCAAGACCCACTTAATTGGCAAAATGCCGAATGCAAGCCGCCAATATGTACTGCGGCAGGAACTTGTCCAGAGATGCTTGTTAAACCAGAGGAGAAGAAATAATGCCGACAGTCGGATACAAACCAAATAATCGCCTCAATGCTGATGAGATTGAGGTCAGGGTATGGGCATTCGTTATCGTTGTCTTGGTGACCATCCTGCTGGCCTCTATGGGGATGTTTCTCTACTCAGTTTCATTTGTTACTCAGCCGATGAATGGGCAGATGGCGGCCATCGATAAGGTGTACACCCAACAGATCAGCACCATCATGGTCTTCATCACTGGTGTGCTTGGCGGTGTGGCTGGACGCTCTGGAGTCAAGGCGATTGCCAATGCCAGCGCCAAGGCTGAAGCTAATGACAATGATGAACCACCAGCACCATGAGTCTGTTTAATCCTTGGGTGATCCTCGGCATCGTCATGGCGGTGCTGTCATCATTTGGCGGTGGATACTACAAGGGTAAGCATGACGAGCATACGCGCCAGCAAGTTGAGATTGCCGCGCTAAACGCCAAGGCAAGGGAGACTGAGCAGGCGATGGCGCAAGTGGCGCAGACTTATGGGCAGACATTACGAAAGGCGAACAATGCTGCAAAGGTTAAAGAAGACAAGTTGCGTGCTGATATTGCTTCTGGCGAGCGCAGGCTGTTCATTCCTGTCAAAGCCCCCGAGTGCGCCGTATCAGCCGCCGGTGATACCGCCACTGCCAGCGGAGATACAGAAGCAAGAGCCGAGCTTGACGGACGAGTTGCTCAAGCTCTTGTCGATCTCACCAGCCGAGGCGACCAAGCCATCCGCAGCCTCAACACCTGCATCGACCAATACGAAACCATGAGGACCACAAAATGAATCTATCAAAGAATTTCACTCTGAATGAATTGACCAAGTCCGAGACTGCAACACGCTTGGACATTGACAATACGCCAAACGAAGAGCAGATCGAATCACTGCGCTTGTTGTGCGAAAACATCCTACAGCCAGTGCGCAATCACTTTGGCAAGCCTGTGAAGATTTCATCTGGGTTTAGGTGTTCTGCTTTGAATCAGGCGGCTGGTGGGTCGGCTACCTCAGACCATTGCAAGGGCCAAGCCTGCGATTTTGAGATTGATGGCATACCTAACCCAGAGCTGGCAGAGTGGATTGAAAGTAATCTCAAGTACACCCAATTGATATTGGAGTTTTATACACAAGGTCAGCCAAATTCGGGTTGGGTTCACGCCTCATTTAATCCAGAAAATCTCAAAGGTCAGTCACTCACCGCCACCAAGATTGCGGGAAAGACTACCTATTTGCCTGGCTTGGTGGCTTAATCCATGGCACTAAACCTTGGTCAGCAGATAAGCACACCGGCACAGCCAAATCTTGGCACGCCAGCGCCTACCTATGACCAAGGCTTTTTTGGTACTTCATTTGGCGGTTTGAATGCTTACTTCACCAAGCTGACGGCCATCTTCTCGGCGCTATTTGGTCAACGTGGTGGCAAGTGGATAAACAATCCCTATGGCGCTTTTCAGGACACCACAGATCAGACGGCGACTGCCAACACCGCCACAGTGATGACATTCAACACCACTGACTTTGCAAATGGCGTGTCGGTAGTGTCTAACTCTAAGCTGACAGTGGCGCAGGCTGGTATCTATAACTTGCAATTTAGTGTGCAATTTGAAAATACAGATGTTTTTGAGCATGATGTCACTATATGGCTACGCAAGGACGCATCTGGCGCTGGTGTTGATATAACTGGATCGGCTGGCCGTGTCGGTATCCCAAGCTCACATGGTGGTATTAGCGGACACGCCATTGTTGGTTGGAATTACTTTATTACGCTCAACGCTAATGAGTTTGTTGAGATTTGGTGGTCAACTCCAAGCACTAATGTGTCAATTCAAGCCTATGCCGCCGGAACTTCACCGACAAGGCCATCAACGGCATCAGTTGTTGCCACCATGACATTCGTGTCCAATCTGTCAACAGAAACAGCATAATTAAGCCATGGCACTCATACCTCTCAAGATTCCACCTGGCGTGTATCGCAACGGCACTGAATATCAGTCTGCGGGACGCTGGTTTGACGCCAACCTAGTGCGTTGGTTTGAGAACACTCTCAGACCCATTGGCGGCTGGCGCAAGCGTTCCAGCAGTCAGATGACAGGATCATGCCGAGCTTTAATTACTTGGCGGGATAACTCAGGCGATAGATGGATTGCGGCGGGTACTGACTCCAAGCTCTACGCCATGAATGAGGCAGGCACGCTAAAGGACATCACGCCAACAGGTTTCACTGCTGGTATAGCTGATGCCGCAACAAAGACGGGCTATGGATATGGTCCTTATGGCTCATATGCCTATGGTGTGGCGCGTCCTGATAACGGCACTGTGACACCGGCAACGACATGGAGCTTAGACACTTGGGGTGAGTATCTAATTGGTTGCTCTGACTCGGATGGCAAGCTCTATGAGTGGCAATTAGGATTCTCAACGCCGACACTGGCTGCGGCCATCACCAATGCGCCAACAGGGTGTCAGGCTGTAATGTCAACCGCCGAGCGTTTTGTCTTTGCTCTTGGCGCGTCCAGCAATCCTCGGTTGGTGAAGTGGTGCGATCAGGAGAACAATACTGTATGGACGGCAGCCGCCACCAATCAGGCGGGTGACTTTGAGTTGCAGACAGTTGGATCACTGAAAGCAGGCAAAAAGGTGCGCGGCATCAATTTGCTGTTTACCGATGTTGATGTACACACCGCCACATTTGTGGGTTTGCCATACGTCTACAGCTTTGAAAAGGCTGGATCGGGATGCGGATTGATTTCATCGCAGGCGGTGGCGGCCATCGATACTGCCGCCATGTGGATGAGCAAATCAGGTTTTTGGTTATTTGATGGATATGTCAAGCCTTTGCCTTGCGATGTCTCTGACTATGTATTTCAGAACATGAATTACAACCAAGTCAGCAAGGTGTATGCGGTTCATAACTCCAAGTATGGCGAGATATGGTGGTTCTATCCATCAAGCGCCAGCAATGAAGTTGACTCCTATGTCATCTATAACTACCGCGAAAACCACTGGAATATTGGCTCTATGTCGCGTACAGCAGGCACAGACAGAGGCGTCTATTTGCAGCCATTGATGGTGTCATCTGACGGCTACATCTATGAGCATGAGGTTGGCTATGACTATGACTCAGGCGCTGTCTATGCTGAGTCAGGACCTTATGAAATCGGTGTCGGTGAAAACATCATGTCGGTACGCCAAGTGATACCTGATGAGCAGACTTTGGGCGAGGTACAGATCAGCTTCAAGTCGCGGATGTATCCGACATCAACTGAGACAAGCCATGGTCCATATCCAGCGTCACAGCCAACCGATGTGCGGTTTGCTGGCCGTCAGGTAAAGATCAGGTATACCGGCGCAGTTTTGGAGGATTGGCGCGTTGGCGTCAACCGAGTTGACACTGTGGCGATGGGCAAGCGTTGACAGACGAAGAGGATTTAGAGAGGCTGCGCCATCATGTGGAGGCGGCACTAGAATACTCTGGAGGGACTCATGGAATTGAGGACATTGCAGAGGGACTCAAAACAGGCAGATTTCAACTATGGCCTGCTGATGACTCTGTGGTGGTGACTGAGATCATTGTCTACCCGCGACTCAAGAATTTGCACTTCTTTCTTGCTGGCGGCGACCTAGATGAACTCCGATTGATGCGACCTTTAATCGAGCAATGGGGTAAGAACATGGGTTGCACGCGAGTGTCTTTAGCTGGCCGACAGGGTTGGGCAAAGACATTCTTACGAGATGAGGGTTACAAGCCAAAGTGGTTTGTACTTAGCAAGGACTTGTAAATGGCATACGAAGATTTGATAGCGGGTACTGGATGGACAAATCTGCCATCACCTCAATTTGGCGGTGGTCTTCTTGACGCGCCTACAAATCGCTATCAGCAGATCATGTCTCAGATTGGTCAGACTGAGCAAGTGCCACAAGGTTTGCTTGACGCTACTGGTGGCTATAAGCCTGAGATTTACAACATCACACCAGCTCAAAATCAGGCCATTATGAAGTTTAATTCTGCTGTTGAGCAAAGATTAAGCGGTGGCGGTGCTAGTCCTACTGTTGCTGCACAGCAAGCAGCCGCACAAGCAGCGTTGGCGCAGATGACGCCAGGCGAGCAAGCCGCAGTGCAGGCCATGACAGTGCCTAATCTTGTGAACTTGATGCTGCCTTTGCCTGTTCAATTGATGATGAATGTGATGGGAATTGACGCGCCTGGCGTTACCTCCAGCGGTGGCGTCAGCAAAAGCAGTGGCAGTCCTATGGGAGGCATCGCCAGCAAGGGTACTAAAGGTCAGGTTGCAAACGCGGTAACTACTACCGGCCTTGCGATTGGTAATGCTGTTGGCGGTAATGTTGGCACATCGCCTGGCACTACCGGCGGTGGCTTGGCAGGCATGGGCAGTGGCGCAGCGGGAGTCGCCGCCACAGCAGCCGCAACAGGCAGTGGCATGGGTGGCCTTGGCGGTGGAAGCAGTAGCGGTGGAGGTGGAGGCGGTAGCAGCGGTGGCTCTGGTTTAGGCGGTATGGGTACAGGCGCAGCAGGCGCAGCCGCATCCGCTGGTGTAGGCGGTGGAGGTGGAGGTGGCGGTGGAGGCGGTGGATGTTGCTTCATCATGCTGGAAGCTCGCTATGGTGATGGCACTATGGATGCTGTTGTTCGCAGATACCGCGATGAGAAGATCACCGACCATAACAAGCGTGGCTACTACAAGCTGGCCGAAGTCTTTGTGCCGCTGATGCGCCAATCCAAACTATTCAAGTTCATGGTGGCTAAGACTTTTGCTGATCCTCTTGTCTCTTATGGCAAGTGGCACTATGGACAAAACAAGCATGGATGGATATTCAAGCCAGTTGAAAGATTTTGGATGAAAGTCTTCAACACATTGGGCAGTGATACGAAGTTTATTCGTGAAAACGGCGAAACGATTTAAGGGGAATAGTATGAGTAAAGGTGGCGGCGGTGGTAGTGGAAATCAAACAGTAACGCAAACAATTGATCCTCAAATCAAGGCTGCGTATCTCCAAAACTTGGAGCAGGCAAAAAGCGTTGCTGGTGGCCTTGGCGTACAGCAGTTTGCTGGTTTCAATCCCATGTATCAGCAGGGTGAAGAGCAGCTTGTAAACCTTGGACTCAAACCTTTCACTGGTGCTGATATTCAAGAGTTCATGAATCCCTATGAGCAGCAAGTCATCCAAGGCACATTGGGCGACATTGAGCAGTCACGCCAAATGGCTGCAAATCAAGTGGCTAATCAGGCGACTGCTGCCAAGGCCTTTGGCGGTTCACGCTATGGCGTACAGCAGTCACTGACAGATCAGGCGGCATTGCAGCAGGCTGCCAAGACAGCGGCGCAGATGCGTCAGGCTGGTTATGGTCAGGCTGCTGGCTTGGCTATGAATGCTCGCAATTTAGGATTGGCTGGAGCGCAGTCTGTCATGGGTGCTGGCTCTGCACGCCAACAACTTGAACAGGCTCGACTTGATGCTGCACGCAATATCGGTTTGCAAAAACTTGGCGTAGTTCAGAGTGCATTGAGTGGTCAGCCTGCTAATGTTGGCGGCACAACAAGTCAGCCAACATATCGCAATCAAGCCTCTGGCGCTTTGGGTGGTGCTTTGGCTGGAGCGCAGTTGGGATCAATTGTGCCTGGCATTGGTACAGGTATCGGCGCAGGCATTGGTGGTCTGATTGGATTACTGGGGTAAATCATGGCAACATTCGCAGACTTATATAACTCTATTGGCGGTGCTGACTATGGCTCAAACTTGCAGCCATCACCAGTAGCGTCCCCAATGAACTTTGGTGGCTTGCTCTTTGGCGGCATGGATGGTGGCCTCAATGAGTACCTGACAGATGCACAGCGCCAAGCGATGCAACGCCAAGCAATGATGTCTGCGGCGGCTGCATTGCTTAAATCAAGCGGTAGAAGCACCACACCAATATCACTTGGTCAGGCACTCGGACAAGGCTTGGAGGCTGGCGCGGCAGGCTACCAGCAGGCACAGCAGGGTGCTATTGCTCAGTTGATGACCAAGCAGAAGCTGGATGAGGCGAAACGCGCACAACAAGCGCAGTTGGCCTATCAAAACTATTTGACTGGTCAGCCTACAGTTGGCGCAGAGATCACGCCAGAGCAGGCTATTGCAGCGCCTGGCATGGCGCTTGGTCCAACGCAAGAGCGTGCCGCCATGATTGGTCAGCCTGCGCCTAGCGTTGCCCCTAGTGGGATGTCGAATTTGACACGTGAACAACGTGCGATGCTGGCTCAACTTCCTGCTGAAAAGGGAATACCTGAGATGCTGAAGTTGACTCAGCCAACAGAGAAAGCAAGACTGCTGGCTGAACTTAACATGAAGCCAACATTGGAAAATTTGCGTCTGCTTGAAAAGCCCGAGGCTGATCCTGAAAAGATCAGGATTCTTAAAGCACTTGGCATGGATGTGAACTTGACCAATTTACGTCAATTGGACAAGCCTGAGTCTGCGCCAAATGAGGTGCAGTTGCTTAATGCTGCTGGCGTGCCAGTGACATTTGAAAACATTGTTAAATTGAAGCGTTCAGGCGCAACCAACGTCAATGTTGACACTGGTCAAAAGGGTTTTGAAAACAAGATGTCGGCCAAGAAGACATTCATGTCAGAACCCATCTACAAGGACTTCACTGACATGAAGTCAGCATATGGTCAGGTGATTTCAGCCTTGGATCAAGGTTCACCAATTGGCGATGTGGCTGGTGCTACTAAGGTAATGAAGTTGCTCGACCCTGGCTCTGTCGTGCGTGAGTCTGAATTGGGCATTGCGATGGCGGCATCAGGCCGTATGGATAGGCTGAAATACTATTTTGACAATTGGGCATCAGGTAACAAGCTCACACCTACACAGCGCAGTGACTTCAAGCAATTGTCAAATGAGCTGTACGCGGCTGCTGGACAGGCTTACAACCAAAAGCGTGGTGAGTATCTCGACTTTGGTTCAAGCACTGGCGTTGAGCTTGATAAGGCACTTGGTGCGCCTGCCAATATTCCATCAATTATGAAAACGCCTGGCGGTGCAGCCAAGCGCAAACCTCTGACAGACATCTTCACACGATAAGGCGCAATCATGGATGAGTTAAAGAAGCAGATTGATACGGCCAGAAAAGAGGGCTACCAAGATGATGAAATCATTGGTTATCTATCAGCACTGCCTGGCGTAGACACTCAGATCAAGACCGCCATTGAGAACAACTACACGCCATCCGAAATACTGAAGTTCTTGTCTGAGCGTAAGTCTCCTGCTTATGAGGCTGGTGCAAAGAAGTCACAGATGGAAAAAGGATTCTTGGCGGCCATGCAGGGTCCGACAATGGGTTTCTATGATGAGTTGGCCGGCGCTGTTGCCGCACCAGTAAGAGCTATCACTGAGGGCGTTCCACTGTCTCAGGCGTACCAAGAGCAACGCGACATCATTCGCGGCGCTGCTGAGTCCTACACCAAAGAGAATCCATATACATCCGCCGGATTGCAAGCTGCGGCTACTTTGCCCACCATGGCGATTGGCGCACCAGCAAGGGTAAGCCAAGCTGTTAGCCGAGGCGTTATGCCTGCTGTGGAGGCCATATCTCCAAAGCTGGCGCAATTTGGACGCTACCTCACGCAAGCACCAGCAGCAGGCCAAGTCATGGGTATGGGTCAGCGCATGGCGCAGGCCGGTGCTACAGGCTTGGGCTATGGCATGGTTGGCGGTCTTGGTACATCTGAGGGCGAAACCATTGCCGACATCAGCAAAGATGTTGCAAGAGGCGGTGTAGTTGGCGGTGTAGTTGGTCCAATATCTCAGCCAGTCATGTCGGTGCTTGGCGCCGGTGGCCGTCAGATCGCTGCAAGGGTTTCGCCTGCCAAGGCCGAGCAGTATGCACAGCAAAAGGTGGCCGAGGCTTTACTGCGCGACACGCCACCCGATCTGCTCGCCAGCGCATTGACCATGTCTCAGGCTCGCATGGGTAGACTTGGTCCAGAGGCACGCATTGCTGATGTGGGTGGTGCAAATATGCGTCAACTGTTGGACACCATAGCAACACTGCCAGGCGAGACAAAGCAAGCCTTAGAGCGTGCCATCAGAGAGCGCCAAGCTGGACGCGCAGGCCGTTTGGTTTCTGCTGCTGATACGGCTTTAGGTACGCAAGGCGCACAGTTCCAACAAAGCATTGACAACTTCAGCGAGTTGCGCCGACTTGAATCGCGCCCTTTCTACAACGTCATTGACCAAGCAGTGGTGCAAGTAGATGATAACTTGATGAAGTTGTTAAAGCGTTCAGAGTCATCTCACAGTGCTGCTGAATTGCTGTACCGCACAAAGACTGGTCAGACGATTGATCTGTCAAAGTTGCAGGCAGGCCAGCGCGTGCCAATGAATGTATTGGACACACTGAAGCAGTCTCTGTACGACTCAGCGCAAAGCCTTAAGCGTTCAGGTGCAAATCAGCAGGCCAACGCATATGATGATGTACGCCAAGAGTTGATCAAAACATTGAGCGATAAGTCACCAAGGATTGGCGGTAAATCTGCCTACGCGCAGGCGATGGAGAAGTGGGCAGGACCATCACAGATGATGGATGCCGCCGAGCTTGGCCGCAAAGCCATGACTGGTGACATTGTCAACTTCCAGCAGGAATTGCGCGGATTGACTGATTCTGAGATTGCAGCATTCAGCGTTGGAGCTTTGCAGGCTCTACGCCAAAAGACAGGCACAGAGGCTGGTCAGACATCATTGCTGAAGATGTGGAAAGAGCCAGCAACGCAAGAGAGACTTAAGTCTATATTCGGTAAGGACTATCGAGAGTTTGCGGCAGCGGTTGCCAGAGAAGCTCGACTCAAAGGTTTTGAGTCTGCTGGCCGTGGATCGCAGACCGCGGCACGCGCTGCTGGCATGGCCGATCTTGATGTCGCACCAGTGATGCAGGCAGGGCAGGCGGTTGCCACCGGCAATGTGCCTGGCATGGTGACATCAGCCTCCAACCTATTCGGTCAAGTCAGGACTCCCGAAGCAGTACGCAATCAAATGGGGCGTATCCTGCTCTCACGCGAACAGCAAAAACTGATTGATCTGTCCGAGTCAATTCGCCGTCTTAACGAGTCACGCGCACGCGCTGCTGGCGCCGGTGGTTATATCGGTGGACAAACTGGAATAATTGGGTCTAACTTAGCAGGACAATAAATCATGGCAACAATGTATCAAGACCCATTTGGCGCAGCAGACTACTCGGCAGAGGGTATGCCGAGCTTGTTGTCTCTGAGTAATTTGGAGTCTCTTGGGCGTGGATCGATTGCTGGTTTGCTTGGCCTGCCAGAAGATTTGCGAAAAATGCTGGTCACTAAAAAGATGCAAGAAAACATGGATTTTCTTTCGTCACAAAGTGGAGTCCCTCAAGTCCCATACTTCTTACCTAGCAGCGAAGAATTAAAAAAGCGCACGCCACGCATGACTGCGCCAAACCAACTGACTGGACTGCTTGAAGATATTGGTAGCTTCATGTCACCAGTGCCTGCGGCTGCTGCTGTGCCTTTGGCGAGGGGTGGTAAAGCTGTTGCGCGTATGGCTGGAACGCGTATGGCTGAAAACGCGGCAATGGGAATACCTAATTTGCCTGGCTTGCTTGCTGAACCATCATCAGTACTGTTCGCAGCTCCACCAGCAAGAAAAGGTGTTGGAAAGTCAAAGAATAGAGTTGGCACAACTGGTCAATATGTTGGCGCACCACAAGGAATTGACAGTCCACAAAAGTTGGCTGCAATGCGTGCAAACTACATGAAAGATGTTATTGAGGGTATACCTGGCCGCAATTGGTATGAAGATTCAAGTAAATGGATTGGAGAAGTCGCTCCAGCAAATAGAGAGCAAGCAATTGCAGACACTATCGGTGTTTCATCACAAGGAACTGGTGTTGATCCAAATCTTGGGTTCGCTGTTAAGGGTGTAAACCAATACGCAGCAGGACTTCCTGTAGAAACTGGAAGATTCCCTGGAAATCAATCACCATTAATTCAAAATGCACTTGCAGGAATTCAACAGCATCTTGGACCAAAGCGCCAGCCGTTTGCGTCAAATTTGAGCGTTGATTGGAATCCTGCAATGGCACAACACCCAGTGCATGACATTTGGCAAGGACGCGCATTTGGCTATAAAACTCCAGAGGGAAAGCCATGGGACGCTGGATTTAGCCCACAGCAACACGCATTCATGGACCAGCAAATGGTTGCAGTTCAAGATCAGTTAAATAAAAATAAAGTTGGTGGATTCACTGATTGGAATCCATTGAACACGCAAGCAGCAGCATGGACTGGTGCAAAGATTAGATCAGGTGATTTGGTATCAAGTGAGGCGGCAATGCACTATGGAGACTTCTCTCCAAAGTATCAGGCTATGGCTACTCACGAACAAGCGCCAGGTGCTGGAGTTGGACACATTGAAAATTTATTATCTATGCCTTATGAAGAAAGGCTTGCATTTCAAAATGCTGTCCCGTGGACAGATATAAGAGGACGAGACAAAATTTATGGAGCTGGTGGCCTACTTGTTGAACCATCAACAAAAATGGTTGGTGCATATACGCCAAAAGGAACTGGTCTTTTAGAGGTTAATCCTGGTGAAGTTGCGCGACCACTTGTCCAACAGGCTGGCGGTTCAATTATTCCAAGTGATGCACAAATGCTTAACATTGGTGAATCGTCACGCGCATTTATTGATGCACAAAATGCTGGCGCATGGCACAAAATAATTCCAGATACACAGACAACTGCCGGAGAAAGAAACAGCTTAAACATTCCATTGAGCGAAAGCCCAACACCAGAACAAATGGCAAAGTTAGATCAAATTGCAAAGCAAAATGGTATGTTTGCTGTAGACACTGGAAAAGGCGTAAACCTAATTAATGACCCATATTCACCAATTGGCAAAGCGAGGACCGGCGTCACATTATCAAAAGATTTAAAAGGTAACCTTGGAACTGAGTTGCAAAATGTAATTGGTAGCACTGGTCAACGAGTGAAAATTGAAACTGGATATCAGGATTATGAAAACCTTTGGAAAGAAGCAGGCAAAGGTAAAGCTACTAAACAATTCTTAGACACATTAAATACAAACCCATATTTTGCTCAAAGTATTGAACCAGCACTGCAACAAAAGGCGCTTGCAAATATGCAGCGAGATGCAGAATTTGCAAAACGCACTGGTGGGAAAGTAAGAGAAGATATCCAACGCGCAAGAGAGATTTTTGCTGCAAAAGGTATTGCAGGACTTACGGCTGCTCTGGCTTCTGGTGTTGTTCTTGCTGGTCCTGCACGCGAGGTACTTGATCCAGCGAAGTAGAACGATGATTAGCTGATGGGAATAATTTAACTCCAGCCATTCTTCTGATTTGTTCTGCCTCTTCAGTAGGTGTCAAATTAACCGAGATAATTTCAGTGAATCCATTTTCATGGGTGATGTATTTATAAGGCATTTGATTCTCCAAACAGCGCAGCCACCAGCGGGTCACGCTTAATCTTCCACTTCTTTGCTCTCTCACGCGCCATGCGAAAGGCGTGATCGTCTAGTGTCTCCTTGGACCGCCAGCGTTTGAGTCTCTCTGCTGGCGTCATAGGTGCAGGCTTGACGGCATCAGTGCCAATGCCATGCCTATATACAGCCACCAGCACATTGCCTGATCTGCGCCATTCTTGGATGTGTACGACACCTTGCTGGCGCAGCTTATTAATCAGTATCTGCGCCGACCTCTCGGTGCAGTACACCTTGGCGGCCACCTCGGGTGCGGTGCATCCAACGCGCTGGAGCAGATCGACAATGCGCGGCAGCCGTACAGACTTCATTTGTTGAGATGCTCGCGTCTTAGGTGGCGATCTGCTTCTTCTTTGTCGGTGAAGATCAAGCCGCAGCGCGTGCAGCGGTAACTCTTACCCTCATAGACGCTGGTCTGCTTCTCAGGGTGCTGGCCTTTGACTTTTCCAGTAAAGGTGCGAATTGTCTCAATCATTTGCTTGACTTTGCTTGCGAGTAGGCGGTGACTTGTTTCTTCTCATGCAGTCCAATCTTAGCCTGCGCTGCTTGACCCCATGCTCTGCCTTGGGAGATCATTTTCAGCTCTTTGTCACGACTCCAAATTGATGGTGTGCCATCTTTCCAGTCAAAGGCGGTCTTTATCTTATTCATGCGTAATCACCCTCCTTTGTGTGTTCTGTCAGTCGCGCAGACAGGCGCTCAATTCGCTGCTCGTTGTACTGGATAGCTGCCCTTGCATATTCAGCCGCAGTCTCAGCTTCCAACTTGCGTAGGTGCGCCTCATGCAGTTCACTGGCAATGATTTCATGGATGGTCTTTGCCCTGATGACATCCTTGATGTACTTGATGGTTGTCTCTCTGAATGTCATGTGTTCTTCTCCTTGAGTTTGGCTTCAACTGAATCCATCACAGCTTGAACTTGTTTTGTATATGTATAAAGTTTTCCATACCATTTAAGAAAGATGTTTTTCTTTTCCTCTGCCGTCAGCCCTACCCATGTGCGCTGTGGTGGTGTTAAATAAGCGTTTGAGTCTTTGAGGTCACCACTGCCTATCCATGTGTTCTCCTGTGGTGGTGTGCAAGTGTGAATGGTGGTTAAGTCTGCTGTGCGTTTTCCGCATCGAGGGCAGAAGTTCTGCTTTGTGCGCTGTGGTGGGGGCATACAAAGATCGCCCTCATTTACCCAACAGAGAACAGCATCACCCGCCGCATAAAGTTCAGGGCTTATGTTTTTGCGCCATTCTTCAAAGTCATTTCCCTTTACTCGCTCCAATCTTGGGCGACACACCACAGGCTCTTGCGTCTGTGCCAAGGCTTGTGCCGCCATGTTCAATAACATGATGTCTGACGCATCAATCTTGATGCCCTCATGCCAACCTTCGCTAAATCTCACCGCAAGTTCCTCAAGCTCTATCTTAATTTCTTCTTGTGTCATGCTTGCCCCCTTGCTCTGATGGCTTTTAATGCAAAAGTTAGATTAACTATTCTTCCCTCTTTTGAAGCATCTTCTAACACCTTTGCACACGCTTCTCTTTCCTTGTCTGCGGCATTTGACCAAGCAATCTGTGTAATGCGATGGGCAAATTCTTCCATGTCTTCAGTCGGTAACGGCAAAATTCCACTGCCCTCTTCCCACCACCATGTTGCGTATGCTTGCTCTTGTGTCATTTCTTCACCTCCTTAATCTCTTTCTGTATCCCTGCGCTCATTTGCAGAAACATCCGCATCCACTTCACACCGCCAAGCCTTACATACTCGGCGTACTCGGATTGGGTGAGTCGCAACGTGATGGCGCGTCCCAGTTCTGTCTTCTCTTTAATCATCAGTCAACCTCAAATTGCAAAATAAGCCAAACAAAAATAAACAGCGTTCCAATCACCACAGCAACGCCAAACAAGGCGATCATGAAGAAGATCAGGGCAGTTTGCATGGCTTGGCCTCACTTGGTGGAGTCCAACCAAAGCGCCGCCAAGTGGCCTGCACATCAGTTGGCTTGGGATACTTAAACTCTTTGGCGTAGGCGCTTGGGAGCGTCACTTTTGTGCCGATTGGAGGACGCCAGTCGCCTCTCATTTCTGCACCGCCAAGAGTTCCATCTCAGCCTCTTTGAGGCGCTCTTGGATGCACTTCATCTCATACTCAAGCTGATCGAGCTGGCGCTGCATACGCTCGCGGGTGAACCTCTCAGCGTGCGCCCATCCAATGACAGCGCCACAGGTCACAGACTTGCGGATGAGTTGGACCATCTCGGCCTGCGTCATAACGCCAATAGCAGTCTCTTTGGGTGGGGAGAGGCGCAGCACCTCGGCGTCTATTTCGTCTTGCATCTTCTTGCTCATACTTCCCTCGCTTTCAGTTTGCATTCATAGACTTTTTTGGCGACATAGAACTGCCCCATCTTTTCGCATTCTTCACCAATAATTGATGCTGATATTGCCCATGTCAAACCAATAAATACACCAACAATGATTGATGTAATTACTCCAACAAAAAAATCAGTCATACTTCCCTCGCTTTCAGCATTGCGTCTGCTAGGTCGTAGGCTTCTGCCGCCAAGCGGTTGCTAGACCATTCCATAGATGGCCCACTTGCACAAATACCTTGCATAACCTTTGCCGCAAAATAATCACGCAATGTCATGCCTCTTGAATTTGTTTCTTGGTCTTCTATGTAAACGCTTTGACTTGGAAATGCTGGTGGGTTGCTCATGATGTCCACCATGCTGTGATCAAGAGGGCGAGGCCAACGCCGATAGCGATGGCGGTGAGGAAGTCAAGGGCAGAGTCAGCGCGGCGATTTAAGTGCCTCTTTTCTGCTTCCATGTAGGGATGTTGGGTGTAGTTCATTTCAAAGTTTCCTTAGAGTTGAAATTGCTGATGCTGCTTGAGGTCATACTTCATTGTGTCCTTACCACGTATAACGTATTGAACGCAAGCATCGCCATGTTCTTTGAAAAAAGGAAGATGGTGTTTTGCATCAGGGAAGTGTTGTTGGATTTGTTCAAGGCTCATGTGAGCGCCATCAACCAAACGCAACAGCCATGCGTTGTTGGCAATGATTGCGGTGATGGTGGTAGTTTCTTTCATGGTGTTTTCCTTAAAAGTGGAGGCCGAAGCCCCCTGGTTGATTATTTAGAACGGCGAGTGAAAAGTGCCAAAGCACTTTCAAAGGGTAAGTTTTTCTCAACATAGCGCCAAGTCTTGCTCATGCCGCCATGAACTTTGCCGTTATAGTTTTCACACAGTTTGTACACCGCATAGGTGCAGTCATCTGCATCAGCAGACAAACCAGTGTGAACGGCAAACAACCCATACTGAACGCCGTTTTTGTTTGTTTTGATTTCGACTGCTTTCATTCTGTACCCCTGTTTGCTGTTGATGGATGAATCATATCAGCTTTGATGAAGTCGTCAACAACTATTTTATTTACCCTACAAAGTAGTCAACTATTATTCCTGTAAACTTAACAACGGCGGTCTTTTTGGGTTCTACCGCCAGTTGCCTTTTAGGGGGTCAGCGTGAGTTGATCCCCTTTTTTTCATTTAAACTTGACGCTTTCCACAAAACATGGTTAACATTCTACACATGAAAACGATCTCACAGGAAGCACTCCAAGCAATACGCCATAAGGTTGAGGCCGCTGGCTACAAGATGAGCGATGTCTGCCGAGTCGCACAAATCGATCAGGCGCAGGTATCCCGCTGGATGTCGGGGACCACAGAGCCACTATACGGCAGTGTGATCCGCTTGGATCAGGCAGCCGATGCCTTGGTGTCAGCTCGCCTCACAGTCCTCAACAAAGCCATGGAAGACGCCGTCAAATGATGACCACCAACTTCAAACCTCGCAGGATCATTGGCATTGACGTTGGCTTGTCAGGCGCAATTGCCATGATGGAGGGCGAGACACTGGTTGGCATTTTCGATATGCCCACAGTGACCCTAGACCGCAACGGCAAAGCCAAGCGTCAGATCAGCATCCCTGAGCTGATCGGCATCCTCAATGACTTCAAGCCTGATGAGGCGTACATTGAAAAGGTCTTTGCCATGGCAGGCCAGGGAGTCACCAGCGTATTTAGCTTTGGCCGCAGCCTTGGCGCGATTGAGGGTGTCATTGCCGCAAGGTCAATCAAGGCCACTCTGATCACGCCACAGACATGGCAAAAGGCGATGGGCGTGACAGGTGGCAAGGATGGCGCAAGGGCGCGTGCCATGGAGCTGTTCCCATGGAATGTGGACTACTTCAAGCGCAAGAAAGACGATGGCCGAGCCGATGCAGCACTGATTGCCTGTTGGGGACTGCGCCATGGATGACAAAGAACGCGCCATCATGCGAGAACACATCGTCTATTTGGCGAACCAATTGGAGCTGACACGCAAGGCAAATCAGCAGCACATCGTCTTCATAAAGCGCCTGCTTGACCCCGAGGACTTAGGTCATGCCGTCAGCAACGAATGCCGACAGATTGCATACACACTTTTAATCAACAGCTCACACCAAGAAAGAGACTCATGGCAACATCAAGACAACAGCTAAAACTCAGACCATCATCAGCGTCCCGCTGGATCGCCTGCCCTGCAAGCGCAAGACTGTCAACGCTTGTGCCTTATCAAGAGAGTGGCGAGGCAGCCAAGATCGGTACTGCCATTCACGCGCTGGCCGAGACTTGCTTTCAGCTCGACACCGACCCCATGAAGTTTGTTGGCCAAGTGGTGGAGGGCATCACCATGACTGAAGAGAATTGCGCCTTTGCCTTGGAGCACTTGCAGGCAATTTGGGCGATTCAGGATGAGCTTGGATCAGTCAAGGTGGAGCAGCTCTTCAAGCTCTACCAAACGCCTCAGTTCTCGCTACAAGGCACTGCCGATGTCGTTGGTATATCTCAGGACAAGCTGATCATTGCCGACCTTAAAACCGGCCGCGGCTACGTTGACGCCGACAGCGAACAGATGAAGATATACGCCTTGGGTGCTTTGATGCACAACAGCCAAAAGCCCAAAGAAGTAGAGTTCCAGATCATCCAGCCACACCATGGTGAGAAACGCAAATACAGCATGAGCGTGGATGAGTTGGGCGTGTGGGAGACAGAGGTTCTGCTGCCGGCCATTGAGGACGCTGTGAGCGATGCACCGCGTTATGCGCCATCAGAATCTGCCTGCCAGTGGTGTCCAGCAAAGCATATTTGCTCTGCACAGAAAGAGCAATTCGACATTGTGGCGGCGCAACCTGACATCACCACCATGTCAAAGGAAGACATCAAAGATGTGATGCTGGCGCTTACGCCTGCACAGATCACAGCACTGCTGGACAAAGCGCCGCTGGTGGAGAAGTTCATTGACGCGGTCAGAGAACACGCCACCAAGCAGATGGAGGCGGGTGAAGTGATAGCAGGCTGGCAGCTTCAACCCAAACGCGCTTCCCGCAAATGGATTGATTCAGAGACAGCACGCAAATCTCTTACTGACGCGGGTCTTACAGACTCACAAATATTTCAAACAGAACTAATTTCTCCTACACAAGCAGAAAAGCTGCTTGCAAAGGACCAAAGAGTTATCTTGGACGATCTCACGGCCAAGGTATCAAGTGGAGTAACTCTTGCGAGAGATCGCAGTTTTACTCAATAATGCAAACCCTTGTAATTTAGAAAGCGAAAAGCGAAATGATCAAGCTAAACCTCTCCAACAGTAGTTCTAGTAACTTCATCCGATTCATGCCAAGCACCAATGCGTGGACCAACAAAGACAAAGAAGAAATCACCTTAAAGCCATTTGTTTTTGACATCAACAATATCAAGACTGGCTGGTTGCATCTTGATACAGGTGTCAGAGACTGGCAAGAAGACCAACAGGTAGGACAAAAAGGTCCACAGCCATCTGCATCTCACGAGAGGGGATTTATTGCAACTTTCTACAACAAATCCATGGGTACAGTTGAGTGGTCATCTAACTCTACAGGTGTAAGAATTGGGTTCGAGGATTTGTATAAGCAATGCTCCGATCAGTACGCAGCTAATGAAGGAAAACTTCCAGTCATTAACTACGTCAAGAGTGAAGCAAAGAAGATAGGTCAAGGTAATACAAGAATCCCAAGGTTTGAAATAGTTTCATGGATCGAACAACCCGCTGGAATGTATCAGTCTGACGCCGAGTTCATTGCACAGGCAGTGGCTGCGCCACCAGCGCCAGCACCTAAAGCTGTTGCTGCACCAGCTCCTGCACCGCAAAAGTCAGCCATGGCGCAGGTCGTAGAAGATGACGAGATGTTCTAAGTAGTAGTCAGTTAAGCGCCTGGGTGTCAAAGCCCAGGCTTTTTTTTCCTCTAAAAAATGGCAGCATATAAATGCAAGCAGAACAAATAGCCAAGAGCTTGGGCAACGCCAAGAAAGCAAACGGCCAATGGGTAGCGTCATGCCCAGTACCGACTCACGGCAAAGGTAACGGCGACAAGAATCCAAGTCTCAGCGTTCACATTGATGATGAGGGCAAGCCACTCTTTCACTGCCATGGTGGGTGCAGCCAAGAGTCAGTATTCCAAACCATCAGGGATAGGAACTTATTACCCGAGCTGGAAGAGCGTCCCGACCCACTCGCCAACATCAAGCCAATGCCAAAGGTGGAATTCCAGCAGGAATGGCAGTACCAAGACGAGGACCGCGTCACAGTGTTTGTGAAGCACAGGATGCGCGTGGGCAACACCGGCAAGACATACAGGCTCTACAAAATAGATCAAAGTGGCAAGCGATACCCGACATTGGGTGACGCACGCATCGTCCCCTACAAGCTACCCGAGCTGCTGGACGCGAAGACAGCGGGGCGCATCATCTACTTGGCCGAGGGCGAAAAGGCGGTGGACGCCTTGATGAGCTTGGGCGTGGCGGCCACAACGAGTCACAGTGGCGCAGGAAACTGGCCGCCAGAGAATACAGAGTACTTTGCTGGCGCCAATGTAGTGATCCTGCCCGACAACGATCTGAGTGGTTGGGCATACGCCCAACGCGCCGCAGCCGCCATCCTGCCCATCGCCAAGAACCTCAAGGTAGTTGACCTCGGGCTGCAAGGCCAAGGCGATGACGCATATGAGTTCATTGAGGCAGGCGGTGGACGCGCAGAGCTTGCAGCGTTGGTCAAGGCAGCGCCAAAGATCATCAGTGTGGATGATGTAACGATACCCGAAAGGCTACAGGCGATTAAAGAAACAGCGCCAGCAGTTGATGCCAATGCAACAAACCTACTAGCCACCATTGATATAGCCAAAGAGTTTGCGCCTGATCCAGCACCGCCAAAACAGGAAGAGAAACCCAAACCACTGAAGACGATCAAGATTGAGTCTTGGGATGAGATACAGGATGAGCCAGTCGAGTGGCTGATTGAGGGTGTCATACCGGTTGGGAGCTTCACAGCACTGTATGGACCGCCTGGCTCATTTAAGTCATTCATAGCCTTGGACATTGCCGAGGCCATCGCCACAGGGCGCAGCTGGATGGGTAAGCCTGTAAACAAGACAGGCGCGGTGCTGTACTTGGCCGGCGAGGGCTTTGGCGGCATAGGCGCACGCATCAAAGCCTGCAAGATGCACCATCAGACTGAAGACGGCGCACCCATATACATAGTCAGGCATCAACTCAACCTGAGATCAAGCGCCGAGGACTTCAACGCCTTGATGATGGCAGTGGTCATGCTGGTGGAGCAGACAGGCATGGAGTTCAGCCTAGCCATTGTGGATACCTTAGCAAGAGCATTTGGCGGCGGTAATGAGAACAGCTCAGAAGACATGGGCGCATTTATCACCGCCATGGGAAAAGTGCAGGAGTTCCTCAACTGCGCCTTGATGGTGCTGCACCACAGCGGAAAGGACGCCGCCAAAGGACTGCGCGGACATTCCTCACTGCTTGGCGCAGTAGATACAGAGCTGGAATTGTTGCGCTTTGACGAGCAGATGAAAGGAATCCTCACCATCAGCAAGCAAAAGGACGGCGCAGATAACGAGCGCTTTGGCTTTGAGATGGTCGAGGTAGAGATCAGGCCGGCAGGCTTGGGATTGAGCGATCCAGTGGTCAGTTTGGCGGTGCAGGCCAGCGATGAGGCGACAAGAATGCTGTCTGAGAAGTCATCTAAGAAGTCAAAAACATCGAAAAAAATGACCCCAAATCAGCGGTTGGCGCTGTCTTCTTTAGAGACTGTCATAAAAGAAAAAGGAACTCCAAAGTTCTCAGATGGTCAGATGCGTACAGCAGTCGATTTGAACGATTGGAGAGCTGAATTTCACGCCAAAAAAGGTGTTGATAAGGACTCTGAAGGAGCATTTAGAAAGGCTTGGAAAGATGCCAAAGATTGGTTACAAAATGAAAAAATGGGTGGAATTAGAGGACAACTGGTTTGGTTGCAATTTAAAGACCATTCGGAAAATGAGTTCTGAATGCTGTGTATTTATACAGCGTTACGTTACTTTCGTTACAAAAGTAACGCACTAGTAACGTACAGGGCGTTACGTTACATATCGAGAGTCTAGGAACTCGATGATATGTAACGCCTGTAACGGCAAAACAAGGAGTAACAGAAGATGGCAACAAAGAGAACAGCAAACAAGCATCCAGTGGTGGAGACACCAAGCCCAAAGGCAGACGCTTGGACGATTCATGTGCAATCGAAGTTGGTCGAGTTGGAGGCAGTCAAAGCCGCCAGCGATAGGAAATGGGGAGAAAACAGACTGTGTACTTTGGTAAGCAGTGAGGTTAGAGAGAAATTCTGGACTCAGAACGGCAGATTGCATCAAGCGATGGCGGCCAAAGATTGGGCGAAGTTTGATTCCAGCTTGGCAGGGATGATCAGGGCATATGGCGTGCTGGACAAACTAGCGACAGATGATGGGTGTGAGCCAGCGTCATCAATACCGAGGATTGAGTGGGAGATGCAAAATGGTCAGACCATGGTGATTGTCAGAAGTGTCAACGAAGCTGTGGCAATACAGACTCAGCGTCAGGACTTGTCGAATCACCACATTTGGTCGATGCAGGAACTTGAAGCATTGCTGGCTGACGAGCGTATGCAGGCAGTTATCAAGATCAATGCGCTTGTGCCAACAGCGCAGCTCACCAGCTTTAAGCCAACCTCAGAGTTCAAGCCTGGCGGTGCAACCGGCTTTGATGACTTTGAAAATGACTTAACTTTCAACGACAATGACACCATGGAATACAAGTTCAATTCCGAACAGGCAGAAAGGTTCAAGAATGGATCAAATTAAGCGATTGGCGGCACTTATCCGCGAAAAGGTACTGGACATCGTCCAGCGCGTTAAAACGGCTTTAGGGAGGGTCTGAGCGTGGCTGGACGACCTAAATTCAGACAGGACATGGAATTGCTGGAAGAACTGCCAGACGACATGATCGTGTCAATGCTTGAGGCAGGCAAGTCGCAGACGATGATCTGCTACGAGCTTGGCATTGGGCGCAGGGCGCTCGAGCAATGGATCGAAGATACCGATCCCTCTATAATTGCGCGTGCGCGCGCGAAAGCCGCCGATAAACTCGCGGTGGAGACTATGACCATCGCAGACAGCATGGCGGACAGCAATCCGCAGCGCGATGTCCAGCGCATCCGCACTCGCCAGTGGCTGGCCGAAAGGTGGGATCAGAAAACTTATGGTCTACAAAAGGCGCAGCAAATCAACATCAACGTGCAGGACTTACGCATGGCGGCACTGCGCCATGTCGAGGTTATCGATGACTTATCCACAGAAAAAAGCGCATGATGCACACATTGACCTGTGGACAACTGCAAATTGCCTGTTTATTGGGCGAAATCGCTGAAGTTATCCACAATAAAGTTAACATAATAGTGATTGTATTAAACCGATTATGTAAGCCTCATGTAAGAAAGCATATGAATCAATGACTTACAAGCGCATCGACCTGTGGATAACTTTTCAGCCGTTTACTGGCCTCCGGTGGCTGGCTGCGGCCTGCGCGATGACCCCCCCTTTGCTCGCGGCGGCGGGGGCGGCAGCAGTTGCACCTAAACACATATCGCCACCACGATGACCGCACCCCCTACCCCTACTCCCCCCACCGCGCAAAAGCGCCTCCCGAAAAAAAATTCCAATGATTTGGTGACGAATAACCCATTTGTTGAATTCGTCAAGCTCTACAAGAATAACCCTGTCCTGTTTGTTAAGGAAGTCCTTAACACCGAGCCTGATGCGTGGCAGATAGAGTTCCTCAATCACATCGCCGCCGGCCACCGCCGCATCTCTGTACGTTCAGGCCATGGCGTAGGCAAATCGACAGCGTCAGCATGGGCGATGATTTGGTACTTGTTCCTGCGCTTTCCTGTCAAGGTGGTGGTGACTGCGCCAACCAGCTCACAGCTCTATGACGCCTTGTTTGCTGAAGTCAAGCGTTGGGTTAAGGTGCTGCCACCTATGCTGGCTGACCAGTTGGAGGTGAAGCAGGACCGCATCGAGGTGAAAGACGCCAACGAAGAGGCGTTCATCTCTGCCAGGACCAGCCGCGCAGAGCAGCCCGAAGCGTTACAGGGTGTCCACAGCGACAACGTGATGCTGGTGGCTGATGAGGCATCCGGCGTGCCTGAAAAGGTCTTTGAGGCGGCATCAGGATCAATGTCGGGGCATAACGCTGTGACGTTGTTGCTTGGCAACCCTGTGCGTTCTAGCGGTTTCTTTTACGACACCCATAATCGATTGGCGGGTGACTGGGTGACGATGCGCGTGAGCTGCGCCGACTCGCCCCGAGTCAGTGAGGCTTACATTGAGGAGATGAAGTCGAGGTATGGCGAGGAAAGCAACGCCTACCGCATCCGCGTCTTGGGTGAATTCCCCAGAAGTGACGAAGATACTGTGATTCCTATGGAGTTGCTGGATTTGGCGATGAATCGTGATGTTGAGGCGAGTCCTTATGCGCCACTGGTGTGGGGATTGGACGTTGCGAGGTTTGGGTCTGACAGGTCGGCGCTGTGCAAGAGGCGTGGAAATGCTGTGATTGAGCCGATAAAGACTTGGAAAAACTTAGATTTGATGCAGTTGACTGGTGCTGTGGTGGCTGAGTTTGAGGCGTTGCCGCCAAGCGACAGGCCAGAAGAGATACTGGTGGACAGCATTGGGTTGGGCGCTGGCGTGGTGGATCGGTTGAAAGAGTTGGGGCTGCCAGCGCGTGGTATCAATGTGTCTGAGAGTCCTGCCATGGGCGGTACTTACAGGAACTTGAAGGCCGAGCTTTGGTACAAGGCCAAGGCGTGGTTGGAGCAGCGCGACTGCCGGTTGCCTAAAGATGAGCTGCTGGTGGCTGAGTTGGCGACTGTGAGGTATATGTTTACGAGCAACGGCAAGATTCAGATTGAGAGCAAGGATGACATCAAGAAGCGTGGTTTGGCGAGTCCTGACAAGGCTGATGCGTTTTGCTTGACCTTTGCGTCAGACGCTGTGATTGGCATGATGGGGTCGAAGTCCAGTACGAAGTGGAATCAGCCGTTGAAAAGAAACCTATCAAGGGTTGCATAATTGACGTAATTGTTTAAAGGGGTATTCAAGATGATGAAGAAAACCAAGACAGAGAAGAAGATTTCCAAGGTATATAACGAGTTCAAGGCTGGCAAGCTGCACTCCGGCAAGGGTGGCCCAGTCGTGAAAAGCAAGGCGCAGGGCTTGGCTATTGCTTTGAGTTCTGCTGGCGTGAAGCCTAAAAAGGGGATGAAGTAATGGCTACCTTAAAGCGCACCATGGATCAAGCCATGGATCAAGAGGCTGGCTACCAAGGCGCTGGCGCCAGTTGCCCTGCGCCTACTCAGGACATCACGCTGAATTTGAAGAATCGCGCCAAGGCGATCACTTCAGCGGGTTATGGTCCTGAGAATCCAGCACTGCCAAACAATGCGTTTTGGTCAAAGAAAGCTGACCAGTGGGATGTTTCTACCGATGACGCCAAGCAGAGCTTATGCGGTAACTGTGCCGCGTTCAATGTTGGCGACAAGATCAAGCAGTGCATTGCTGATGGCATTGGCCGAGAGGCTGACCCATGGGGAACTATCAAGCTGGCTGATTTGGGTTACTGCGAGATATTCGACTTCAAGTGCGCCGCCAGCAGGACTTGTGATGCTTGGGTAGTTGGCGGTCCTAATGAGGGCGATGGCGAATCAGAGGGTGGCGACTATGAGGAAGAGAGCGATTCTGATGATGGCGAATCCTTACTCACAATCAAGATTGGAGTCAAAGATGAAGACTAAGCCTGGCCTCTACGCCAACATCCACGCCAAGCAAAAACGCATAGCGGCTGGCTCTGGCGAGAAGATGAACAAGGTCGGCTCTAAGGCCGCGCCATCCGCTGCTGACTTCAAACTGGCGGCCAAGACTGCCAAGAAGAAGCCTAAGAAGTGATCTCACCGATATGCGTCAGCACAGTACACGGCAAAGGTTTGCGGGTGATGCTCACAAGCATTGCCGAGTATTGTCCCGAAGTGCCTGTCTATTTGCGCGGACCCGAGTCCATTATTGGCGGCTTTGACGCCGACCTCAAGGTATTTGGTGCGCCGCACAATTTCGGTGAAGATTACAACGACATCATGGATCGTGCCTTTGCTGATGGCTTTGAGTCTGTGATCTGCGCCAATGATGACATTGTGCTGACCCCCACCAGCTACCGGCATCTGATGGAAGATGTGGCGCAGTTAAAGGCTGAGACTGGCGAACCTGTCGGTTGGGTATCAGCACGCTGTGACGCGGCGCGTCCTGTGCAGAATGTGCGGAGCAATCCCTTTGACCAGCAGCTTGAATACTTCAAGTACCCCTATGAAGACGCCATCATGCCAATGGAGTGTCTAAGCCCGATATTTGCTTGGATTGGCAGAGATGCGTGGGAGGTGCAGAAGTTCCCGCCATTGAATTGGTACTCTGATGATGTGCATTGCGAAGACTTGCGTGCCGCGGGTTTCCACCATTATTTGAGCCGGTCTTATGTCCATCATGTTGGCAGCCAAACGATTGGCATGGACGGCAATAAGCTGATTCAGCAGGCAGTGCCTTGGTTGCGAAAGAACAGGCCGAAATATGCAGCAGACTGGTTTGGTTCTTAATCTCGGTTCAGGCAAAGACCACCGCGCTGATTGCGTGAATGCTGACATTCGCGCAGATGTTGGCGCCGATTGGGTTGTCGATATTTGCAAGCCATTGGACACCGACAGGCGCTTTGACAAGATCATTGCCAATGATGTGTTGGAGCATTTGCCCGATTTGGTGGCAGGCATGACCAACTGCCGCGATTTGCTGATGGATGGTGGCGAGATGCACATCCATGTGCCTTATGACTTGAGCTATGGCGCGTGGCAAGACCCGACCCATGTGAGAGCATTCAACGAAAAGTCTTGGGTTTATTACTGTGAGTGGGCGTGGTATTTGGGATGGATGGGCAGCAGATTTGAGTTGGTGCATTTGGAGATGCGTCTCAGCGAGTATGGTGCGAGTCTAAAATTGCCACAAGACGAGGTGATGCGTATGCCTCGCGCAGTTGACTCTATGTATGTCGTTCTAAAGAAAGTCCCATATGAAAACACCCGCGTGGCAGCGTAGTGAGGGTAAAAACCCCAAAGGCGGCTTGAATGCCAAGGGACGCGCCAGCGCCAAGGCCGATGGCATGAATCTGAAAGCGCCAGTGAAGTCGGGTGACAATCCGCGCAGGGCGAGTTTCTTGGCGCGGATGGGCAATATGCCTGGGCCTGAGAAAAAAGACGGCGAACCCACTAGACTCTTACTCAGTCTCAAGGCGTGGGGCGCTTCAAGCAAGGCCGATGCACGCGCCAAAGCAAAAGCAATATCTGCAAGGAATAAAGCAAAATGATCAACGACATGAACATCAGCACCGACATTGGCGCAATTGAGCCGATGGACGATACCGAATTGCAGGGCATTGTCTCTGCCGAGCTGGAGGACGCTGTCAGTTATATTGATTCTGATGTGTCACCCATCCGCGCCAAGGGTACTGAATACTATCGTGGCGACCCCTTTGGCAATGAGGAAGATGGGCGCTCGCAAGTCGTGGCGATGGAGGTGCGAGACACTGTCAGCGCCATGCTGCCAAGTTTGATGAAAGTCTTTTTCAGCTCTGAGAATGTGGTGGAGTATGTGCCTCGCGGTCCTGAAGATGTTGCCGGCGCACAGCAGGCGACTGACTACGCCAACTACATATTTACCAACGACAACAATGGTTTCATGACCACCTATGCGTTGTTCAAAGACTCATTGGTGCGTAAGTGCGGCATTGCCAAGTATTGGTGGGAAGACAACGAAGAAGTCAAGATCGAAGAGTATTCGGGGCTTGATGACCAGACTGTGCAAATCCTGATGCAAGAGGATGCCGAGGTCAAGATTGTGGTCAGTTATCCTGACGCATCAATGGCGATGCAGCCTGATCCTGCCACTGGCCTACCCATGCAGCAACCTATGTTGCATGACGTACAGATCAAGCGAAACATCAAAGATGGCCGTATTCGCATCATGGCCGTACCTCCCGAAGAGTTGATCCTAGACCGCAGGGCGAGATCGTTTGATGATGCTGGCATCATTGCCCACCGCCAGATGGCGACAGTTTCCGACTTGATCGCAATGGGCTATGACCAAGAAGAGATCGAAGAAAACATCAGCAGCACCGACTTAGACAGCAATGATGAGTATTTGGCGCGTCAACCTCTAAGCACCACCATGGGCGCTGGCAGCAGTCTGAACCCCATGCAGCAGCGGGTTTTGTATGTCGAAGCCTATATGCGCGTTGACTTTGATGGCGATGGCGTGGCTGAATTACGCAAGATTTGTTGCATGGGTTCTGGCTACACCATGGTGCGGAACTTACCCGCAAGCTACATCCCATTTGTAGACTTTCCCTGCGACCCAGAACCCCACACATCGCCATTGGAAGCGATGTCAATCTTTGATGTCACGCATGACATCCAAGAGATTAAGTCCGAGATCATGCGTAATACGCTGGACTCGCTGGCGCAGTCTATCCACCCACGCACTGCGGTGGTCGAGGGTCAGGTCAACATCGATGATGTGCTGAATAACGAGACTGGGGCGATTATTCGCATGAGAGCGCCAGGCATGGTGACGCCATTCAGCACCCCATTCGTTGGACAGGCTGCATTTCCGATGCTGGACTACATGGACCAGATGCGCGAAGACCGCACCGGCATGAGCAAGGCAGCCATGGGCTTAGACCCTGACGCTTTGCAGTCCACCACCAAGGCGGCAGTATCTGCCACTGTCAGTGCTAGCCAGTCACGCCTTGAGCTGCAAGCTCGCATCTTGGCCGAGGGTATGAAGAAACTCTTTAAGGGCATTCTGTATTTGATGACCACCCACCAAGACAAGCCACGCATGGTGCGTTTGCGTAATGAGTGGGTGCAGATCGATC